CTGCTCTTTCAGTTGAACCCGTTAAGTTAGATACCCACTCACTGAGTCTACCAATAACCGCATGCTTCTTATCATCACCTGTAAGGTATGTCTCACCTTTACTTTTAGCCAGTTGATTTTTTTCTTCTACAATCATGATAAATTCTTTAATGGTTTTTTGTACTGTTTCATCAAAGACGATATCTTTGGCTTTTGATACTAAATCCGATACCGCTTCTGAGGATAACTTTATATCTTCTTTTACTTCTTTAACAATTGATGCTAAATTCTTATTATCTTTAAGTTTTGCTGTGATATAAAGTGAGGCTAGTACAATATTAAGTATTAAGAGTATGATTTCAAGTATTGTCATTTTTTTGTCCTCCTAGACGTTTATATATATTAACTTGTGAATCCTCTAATCTTGAAACACGGTGTTCAAGTACATTAACGTCCTTCTTTAAAGAACGTATGTCTTGTGAGTGCATTTCAAGTAGATTAAGCATTTTGACATTCTGACGATCTATTTTTTGAAGGTTCGTTAATATCTCATCATTGTTGGTCTTGCTCTTTTTATCTTGTCTATTAAATTGTTTAATGGTTGTTAGAATCACTACAACCATCGTCACGATCCAATAGATTAGATTTTCCATTCTAAAAAACATAAGTAAATTATCCCAATTCAACCTGTTTCATCCCTTCTATATACTTTTCTATAAAGTCTATTGATTCTTCTAATAATTCATAATACTTACTACCTTTAATATTGTCCCAGTTGTTTTTGTAATCAATCATATATGTGTGCCATGGTTCAGGACAAACAAGTTCAAACTTGCCAGTCTTTTCATAATGCTCGATGATGCCTCTATATCTAAAGAAGTGATAATGTGATTTGAATGCCTTTGTGATTTCGTATCTTGCTTTTCCGTATTCAAGCTGTGCTTCTAATGATTTTAGTAAGAACATTCTATGATTGATATTTAATAGCTTATCTACTGTTTCTTTAAAATCAGGATCGATATGAATAAGTGTTTTTTCTAAACTCAAAAATGTATCTGTAGATGATCTATGATACGCAGTTATCGTTTCATCAAAGTTATGCCTTGCTAGAAACCTTTCTTTTGAAAAGATAAACAAATCAACTTGTCCTAGATTCAGATGGATATTATCTCTAAAATCCTCTAAAACAACAGTGACATCGGTATCACTATGCTCATCATTGATACCATAAGCTATTGATCCACTATAGTATGCAAGTAAGATTTTATGATAAGGAAATATTCCTCTAATTTTGGTTAGGATCAAGTTCATCTTCCACAACTGGTTCTATGATTGGTTCTAAGACATCAAAGTCATCTAGGGCATCTTCAAAACCGATGACGTTTTCTTTTAACCATAGATAGCCTCTTTCAATGGGATTAACATTTAAGAAACTTGTGAAATCTCCATGTGGAATCTCAATATCGATTTCTTCAACGGGTTGGTTGAAGTTCGCTCTTGCTTCTTTTGATATATATGTCGCAACGCATAAGCTAATTTTCTTATGTGAGTAACTAATATTAAAAGCTGTGATTCGATGATATGAAGCTTTAATACCAAACTTTGTTTCTAATTCTCTAATAATTGCCATAATTGCCTACTTTCTCTTTATTCTATAAAGGGTAATGGATAATGAATCGGGTGAACCAGCATTAAGTCCTGTATTAATATACAACGCCCCTAAGTCACCATTAAACGAATGAACAAAATCAGCTAACTTAATTGAGCCATCACTTTGGCCAGATAATGTCGCGATACTTTTTCCATAAGCGACCCATTGTTGAGTATCACTATATGTACTTTTAAATGTTGGTGATAGTTCGAAATCAATAACTTTTGTAACTCCACTTGTAATCACTGGACCACTTGCGTAACTATCTTCGATGTAATGCACGGTTGAGTTTTTACCCACTCTTGTATCATGAACACTATCTTCAGTATTGACATGGTGTGTAATATAAGATCCTTGTAAATTAGATAAGGCACTGGTTCTATAATAGATATAGGTATCTGATACATCTGCAGATGTGCCTTGAGTTGATGATATGATATGGACTTTATAAATATAGTTTGGATCAAAGGCATATGACAAAGTATGCGTGTACCCATAGCCTTCATAAAAATAGACGACTTCCATTTCACCACCAATTTTTACAACGGATGATGGTCCTCTAGCATATAAAGCATTAGACCCATAATCAAAGGCTAGTTCACCAAGGTAAGATAACTTTGAAGTCGTTGGTATAGTGCTTCCTCTTTTGACTCGAATAATGGCCATTAATAAGTACCACCATCTATCACTGATGAAGGCGTTAATACCTTTGATGCATCAATACCTAATTTATATTTAATTTTCGTTGGTGTATAACCTGTATCAACCACTGGAAAATATTTAAGTGCATTCGTAATTACAGTTGAATCATAGTTTGTTTCACTAGATGCAAGTGCCATCCCTTCAGCCGTAATAATGGTTGATATTTTCGCATTGGCTAATTTTGTTCTTTGCTCAGTTGTTAAGTGAAGGTTACTTGAAACATGTGAGTTATAAGTAGATCCTGCAACCCCACCTAAATCAGCAAGTGTAACAGTAACTGCACCGGTTGAACCGTTAACACTTGTGACTGAGTCTGTTGGTGTTAAGAGCTCTTGCCAGTTAGCCAGTGTTGAATAAGGTGCTGCTTTTAAGATGAATGATTTATTTAAATCTGTACGAACAGCAACGTCTCCTTCTTGTGCAGTTGATAAACCAAGCATGGCTGTTTGACTTGCGACGACAAAGGTATTGGTCATTGCGATTTTAGGAACAACACTATCTGCTAACTTACCACTTGAGTTTAGAATAGGTATGTTTCCATTTCCAGTTCCTGTATTTTTTGTTGCTGCACTACCTAGACCAAGGGCAGTGATTTTTGTATCAATTTGTGTGTCAACTTTACCAGCTGATGGTATTTTTAGATAATCACTATCTGATAAAGGGACTGAAACAGATGCTGTTTTATCTGCTTTAGCGATATATAAATGCTCTCCATTAAAATCAACTTGTGGTTCTCCTGCTTTCACTACCCCAGTTGTACCGGTAAGGGGTCCTGTTCCTGCAGATGTTCTTCTTTTAATTTGAATTGTTGCCATAACTTCCTCCTATTTTTTTAAATATACTGATGTAATATTATGTGACGTGTTTCCACAACTTAAAGTCACAACGCCTTGTTCATAAACAACACTTAATGTATAATCAGCTCCAGCATACCTGTAGCTGATATTTCTATTTGATCCAATATGAATAAATAAACTATCTCCTGGAAAGCTAATAATCGTCGTATTGTTAATCAGGACATACACCAGTGATTCAGATAACTCAACCGATGATGTATTAAAAAACTGATAGACTCCATTCGATACTTTGGTTAGATTTTTTCTAACCGGTCTATATCTATCAAGTAACTTGTTTTCCAAATCGGCAATTTTATCTTTATCATTTAAAATTATTTTTCTTGTATACGTTTGATTAATCGATACTGAGGTGGTTGTTTTAGTATAAGCACATAAGACAAACTCATAGAGCCCTTCTGTTGTTAGTAAATTAGTAAGTGTCAGTGAAGGATACCCACTGGTTTGTTCTTTTAAATAAAGACTGACTTCATTGGTTGCGGTATTGATGCCAAGCACCACATATCCATTCTTGTTAGAATCAGGTGTAATACCGATTGTTGTTTGATTTTCAATATAGATAATGCGGCCATAGACTGAAACATAACCGTCTTGAAACGTTAATGTGTTATTCGCGAGTGTCACTTGACACTCATTTTTTAATCCTTTTAAAATACCGATATCCTTTGAATAAAAAAAGTGATACAAATCTGCATCAATTTTTGCGGTAACATTCCCACTTTCAAAGGTTACTTTTTGAATTCCCATTAGAATTCACCTCCATCTAAATTGGTATTCGTAATCGTGACACTACTGGAAGTAGTCGTTTTCGCTTTACTTAAAAGCTGTATTTTTTCTGTAAGCTTAACTCGATATTCACCTAAGGTTATTTTTGCGACCTTAAGCGTATCTTTAAACAAGATACCTGTTACAACCGTGTCATAGGTTTTATGTTTATGAATGAATGATATATAGTCCCCTAAATGAAAGTTCATAAACGGTTTAAAAATCTTATTATTTAGATCTAAATTAAAGGATATGTAATGATCAAGTTTTGAGGTCATCATTTCGCTTCTAGCTTTAGTTTCTAGAGTATCTACTTCTTTATCTGCATAAATAAATGACTTGGCCATTACTGAATGATATCTATCTAGGTGATTAGCATCTTCTGTGATATTGCCACTTGTAAGTAAATAATAGGTTTTTATATCTTTATAAATTTCATTATCACTTCTTGGATAAAAGAGTATCTTATTAATCACTTGTGATGATGAATCGTTGGTCTCTATATTTAAGATAGATGAAAAATTGCTCTTCATCACAAGTCCTTCATTCACGTGAACAATCTTAAATAAGATGCCTGTTATACGACCTCTCACGAACAAGACTTCTGTTTGAAAACTGATCCCGTATGTTTTTGAAACAAGTTCAAAGAGTTTTGATATACTTTCAATCTTATCTGCTTCAAAACTTAAAGATCCATAAACACTCGCATCTTTTTGAACAGTTAGATAGTCTAAGTTTTGCATAGCATCAACATTCACTTTAAAATGCGCATGAATCACTTGATATAAATAATCAATTAAATCACCGGTAAAACTAACAACTGGTATATCCAAATTAAAAATCTCTCTAAAATCGAGAGATTTAATGATCGTTGAATGATCATCTTTTTGTTCGATGCTTTCTAAGATGCCTATATATGAAAATAATTCATTAGACACAATAACGATATCGCCTATAGCTGTTTGGATATTGGTTTTATTGGCTTTAAAAACTGAACGTTGAATGATGACCATATCCAGGTTAATCTCATACTCTTTTCCAACAGGTGCATAGTCTTTATATTGAAGGGTTTTTCTATCAAGAAATATGAGTTTCATATTAGATACCCATGTACCCTTCAAGTAAGGTTACTTTACATAATGACTCAGTCGCAACACCAGGTTTAAACTCAATCTCATAATTCCCATGATTCACAAATAAGAAATTATCTTCTTGAAAGTCCTGCAAGCCATAGACATCTGTTGTAGTTCCACTTTCTAATAATGATATTTCTTGTTTACTTGGTATTGCTATGATCCTTAGTGATGCACTCTCTGATTCAACATACAGTTTCATTTTTGAGATAATATATCCATTTTTTAATATCGATACTTCAGGATGATAAAAAGCACCATGGATTTCAATGTTAATCGGTGCGTCATCTAAACCTTGATTATTAATATGAATCAGTCCTTGATAAGAACTCTCATAACGATATGGATAACTATATGGATAGACTTTACCTGATTGATTTCCATTAGCGATAATCTCAAAGGTCTTTTCTTTGTACCACATCGATACTTTTTTAAAGACAATTTGACTTTGAATGGTTGATGCGACTAGTTCACCTTTTGATAGACTTAAAACATCCACATAGCAATACGCTTTAAAAGCTGGTGTTTCATAATGCATCTTAAGCGCATCTTTGGATCGTGATAAATAATCTACAAAGTCTTTATAACCTTGATAGCCTTTTAAAAATATAAGTGTTTCAGTAATATCTGTTAATGGGAGATTGCTTTCAGTTTTTGCAAAATATTTATTGTACTCTAAGTACTTGATATCTAAAGAAAACCCAAGGCCACTGGCTTGGGTTATAATCGTTTGATTTTTATGGTTAAAATAATAAAGTTCACCATATTCGTTTTCTAAGTAAAATGCTCTAATCAAATGACACTACCTCCTAATGCTTGATTGATAGAATCAATATCAAAGGTTGGTGAGGTTGTATTGATTGTAATATGGTTTGTGTTAGCGGTACTTGTATTATTGTTTGTACTGTTTGTGACTTGGCTAGAGCCTTTTAGGTTAAATGTATCACTGAAAAACCCACCAACCTTACCAAAGAACCCACCTACTTTATCTGCAGCTTTACCTGCAAAATCACTAATACCTTCAGTAACGTTTGTTGCAATATTACTAATCCCTTCTGTCACACTTCCAAAGACATTTTTTACCTTACCCCCAAAGTCTCCGATCTTTTTAGGTAACTCTCCAATCCATTCAAAGATTTTTTGAATAAACTCGATGATTTTTTGTACGACTTTTAAGATGGGGTCTAATACTGTTTTTAATACTTTAATAGCGGGAACGAGTATGGCTTGCAAGACTTGACCTAATGTCGTAATGAGTGGTGCCAGTGCTTCTAGTATTTCAGCAAACATTGTCACTTGCATAATCAGTGGCATGAGTAATACATCTAAGATAGGCACTAATAAATCAACAAGCATCACAACTAAATCGATAATCACATCAAGTATGGGTTGTAATGCAGTAAGGAGTGCATCAACGATCATCATGATCGGAGGCAGTAACAACATAAATGTTTCCATCAGTCTATCAAGTAAAGCTCTAAACTCTTCACTTTGAAATAAAGCAAGTGCTAAAATGGCGATTAACGCGCCTATACCAAGCGTTGCAAAGTTTATACCTGCACCTGCAAAAAGACCAGCAGAGCCCACACCTTTAAGCGTCATGGCCACAATATTTAAAAGCGGTCCAACCTTACCGACAATCGCAAGTACTGGACCAATAGCCGCAACTACACCTATAAGGGTTACGATCATTTTCTTTGTATCTGAATCTAGACTATTCCATTTTGTAATCCAGTCTTTAACGACAGGTATCATTTCATCTCTAACTTTGATGATTAAGTTTTGAATCACTGGCATAAGTGTACTTGCAATATCGACACCTAAACTAGATAAGGCTTGTTTTGTTCTATCAAGTGCATCGGTAAACTCACCAGCTTGCGCAGCTTGTTCATTAGTTACAATCCCAAGTTCTCTTGCTTCTTGTCTTAAACCATCAATAACTTCTGCTTCTTTAGATAAAACAGGAATAATGTCAGCTGCGACTCTTTCACTTAATAAATCGTTGGCTACACCTACTCTTATGGTTTCATCTTCTACTTTACTTAAAGCATCTCTAATAAGCAAGAATGCTTCATCCGCATTTTTACCTTTTAAGTCATCAACTGTTAATCCAATAAGTGCTAGGCTATCTGCAAACTTATCACCATTACCAGTTGCAATATCACCTAAGATACCATTAACCTTAACAAACGCTCGTTCCATTCTTTCTGTGGAAACCCCTAATATAGTTGCAGTATGATTCCACTCTTGAAATGCTTCAGCTGATAAACCAATCTTTTCTGCAGTATCACCAATTTCATCTGCAGTATAAGCAGTCTTAATCGAAAAAGCTGTTAAAGCAGAAACGGCTCCTAAGATAGGAACCGTTACAGATTTAGTGAGTGTTGAACCAAGTTTACCAATCTTATCAAACTTGGCATTACTTAATTCTTTGATTTTATTGTTTGTATTACTTAACTGTCCATTGAGTTTAGCAAGTTCAGCCTCTGTGTATTGGACATTACGTTTGAGCTTATTAAACTCATCTTGACTCATATCACCAATCTGAACTGCTTTTTTAGCTTTTTCTAACTCTAGATTTTGAGTATCAAGTCTTTTTTTAGTTGTTTGTAAAATACTATTTAATTTATCTTGTTTTGATTTCCATAAATCAAGATTAGAACTATTATATCTTAAATTAGCATTGATGGCTTTTAGATCTTTATTTTGTTCTTTAAGATCCTTTTTAATGTCTTTAAGTTCATTTTCTAAATCTCTACCATCAAGGCTAAGTTTGATATTGAGTCCTTTTACTGTTTCTGCGATAATTCCACCTCCTATAATAGAAAGTTATCGATATCATGTTGCGTTGCTCTTTTACTAGATTTGGTTCCACTAATCACATTTTTCTCTAGTTCTACAATTAAAAAGTATGTTTCTAGATCAAATGATTTTGTATCTTCAATTGACAATCCAAGGTGTGCTAGATTAAATATGATATTAGCTGTGATGTCTTTTTCTTCAGTATTATTTTGATTTGCTGGGTGCGGGTGTGCTTTTCTGAAATGTCCCGAGCATTTCACCTATCGTATTCGTTAGATTTTGTAACTCATCCTGGTTACTTAATAAATCAAAATCAAGTGACATTAAAAAGTCATTATATGATTGTTTGCTAAAAGGTCTATGAAGCACATAGATGATTCTAAAGATTGTATCAATGACTGTCGATAAGTCTTCTTCTTTTTTACCGGTCTTTTCTAACTTTTTAATATCACTAAACAATTCAGTTGAAAATACATTACGATAATCAATGATTGTAAATAATGATGAATGTAGGCGATAATCTTTATCTCCTAAATTAAGTGTTTTTTCCATGTGCTACTCCTTATAAGAATGTTGGAAGCGTAGGTGCAGTTGTTAAAAATGTTGCATAATTTGTATCCGTTGCGCCTGCCATTGCTCTTAAGATCAGATTATTTCCTGCTTCAATTGGTCTAGCTGTAATATTAAGTTCTATAGAGTTTGCTTCAATAGAATCTGATTTTGTTTTACTTGAGTCACCTGAAGGTGTCGCTGTACATAAGAAATACCATATACGTCTAGCTTTCATGTCACCTTGGATTTCATAGCCTAATGCGAATGTTTTTGTCTCAGCATTCACAATTTCAATTAAGTTCCCATTGGTATCTTCTAAGAAACCAAAGATATCTTTTTTAAATGCTTCATCGATTTCAGTAAACTTTAATGTCACGTTAGAGCCTGAGTTAGATACGAGTGTCTTAATCACTTTATCATCTGCATAAACTTGTGAGCTACCACCGATTGCTTCCGTTGTAATTTCTTGTGCACCTTCTAAACGTTTAGGTAGACCAAAGGTCCAACTACCATCTTCTGTTTGTGTTGCCAGTGCATAGTGCACATTGGTTAAACCAAATGTTACTTTATTACTCATTGTTATAAAACCTCCAATTTGATTTCATATACACGGTTTATAGAACCGTCTTCATTTTGATATTCAGTGATCATTTGAAATTCATAACCACCATAATATAAAGATACCTCGAGCTTTTCTTCTAACTCGAGGTTCTTTTGCTTTGTTATTAGATTAAGTTGAATCGTTAATATGCGCATGGTTACTTTATCATCTGCATACATCAATCCCTTGTTTGATACTTCTTGATAAATGATATAATCATCACTTTCATCTATACTTTCTTTTTTACCATAAGATACTTGTCCTGGTAAAACAGAACTTAATGTATTAAAAAGTGATTCTAAAATTTCTTTCATATCAGTTTCCTTTAGAAATGATTTCTTTGATGTCTTCTAACATCTTTGGTGTAAACATATCATATGCCGGCCTCATAAAAGGTCGTGGTCCGACATATTTTCCACTTCGGTGTGTATAGCCAAACTCAAGTAAATGTGTAAGTCCACCTTTACCTTCAGAGTAGATAGATATAGATGTGTTCAATCCACTTCCATTAGAAGTTGCGACAAATGAATCTGCAAACGCATTTTTATAGCCACTTCTTGGTGCATTACGTTTCATGTAATTTAATATATCGTCTGCAGTATCATTTAATCTTTTTTCTAGCTTAGGAATTAAGCCTTCCACATAGCTTTCTATTTCATCTTCAATCGCTTGTCCTAAATCATCAAGTGTAATCAATGATATCACCTAACTTGATCGATGTTCGTTTTAAATAGAGCTCAATAAACTGTCCTGTTTGATAGGTTCTTTCTATCTTATAGATTACTTGTCCTATATCCACAAATTTCGCATTGTCATAGACAATTCCCTGTACTTTAACAGCAACATCTATTCTGATATCTGAACGTTTACTTTCATAATACTCTCTTGAAGTAATCGAAAAATTAATACCAATCACTTCTTTTTTTGACTTAAATTGATAAGTCATCACACCCATGGTGTTAGGAATCATCTCCAAGGTTAGTAAGTGCATTCTTATATTGGGGGAATTTGGATACATTTTGTTTAGCTCCCTTTTGTTAATGCGAGTTGACCTA